TTAATCTCTTATTGTGATGAAAAAATTACGTTTCGGTCTATAAAAAATCTCCCGCTATTGGGACTATAGTTAATAACAACTGTTTTAAGCATAAAAACACTGGTTGTTAAGAAAATATTAAGAAAATACCAATAATTTTCTTGGAAAGAGTCCAAAAAAGAGTATATAGACATTAAAGGGCGGCTAACTGCTGGCACTAATGCCATATGGCCCGTAATTAAGCGGTGATTCTGAAATAAATGAGCACAGACCGCCCTACTATTTTAAGGATTTTGGATGAAAAAAGCCTTTTTAGTGTTGTTTCTGGTGCTGACGGCGGTTGGGCGGGGGGCGACATATTATGTCAATGGCACAACCGGAAACGACACTCACGGGAACGGCACAGAGACATGGGTTGATACCGATTCAAGCGAGACTTGGAGTGCCGGGGATACCGGGCCTTGGGCGACCATCCAAAAGTCGATTGATACGGTCTCAGCCAGTACGCATACTATCAATGTGGCCGCCGGAACGTACGGCGATGAGGCCAGCGATATTATTACAATCGACACCGATCAAAGCAATAAGACATTAACGCTTGTGGCATCGGGGACGGTTATAGTAGACACCAACAACGCAACCGCCATGATTTCGGTTACCGGGGCAATCAGCACGTCGTCGATTGAATTTCAGGGATTTACGTTTCAAGGGCATCAGGCCAGCCAATTTGGGCTTCGTTACAGTGCACACAATAACGACTTAGACCTTGTACTGACGAATTGTATATTTGATACGACGGGGGACAACACCGTCTATATGACCCCATTTTATTCCGCAGCGGTTGCTTCTGCGGTCAATCGGACGTTGACATGTACAGGTTGCGAGATTAACTCGGTCGGCACAAACCCAACCTATGAGTTTTTGCTGTTTTCCGACTTTGGAAATATCATCTTTGACACGTGTACCATTAATTATCCAGCCACAGATACAGGAGCCATTCTTTTCAAGCTGGTAGGTTATCAGGCCAGATTCAGTGTTAGGAATTGTACGATCACACAAAGTTCATCAGCGGGAGGAACTACTTTTGATCCTGCTCTGATAACGGCTTTAACCAGCGTTGAATTTTACTTTAATACCATATCGGGCGGAAATTCCGGTGCGGTCGCAGGCGGAAAAGGAATCTTTTTAGAGCCGTTTACAGGTGTTAAATATGATGCTTATATTGTCGGAAATACCCTTACACCGAGAGGAAGAGGTATTTCGGTTGGCGCGGACTCCGATGCGACTCCTTACGATATGGGTTATATTTATATTGCAAATAACCGCATCACAAAGCAGAGCACGGATGAAGGTCACGGCGTTTATTTAGGACTCACAGGGACGGACAATGAAAACATCATTTTTGAAAACAACTATGTCAATGTGAGTTCCAGAGATGACGAGTATGCGTTAGTTATCAAATCAACCGGCGTGACGGCGATCAACAATGAATGTATTGGTGATTACGCCTGTGATATTAAGGGCGGACAGGGAGTTTTGTTACGAAATAATAAACTCACGACCACGGGAAAATATGCTCTTTGGATAGAAGATCAACCGGCAGCCGGGGCAAATCCACAACGTTTCCCGCAAAAGTTCTCGGTGGAAAATAACATCATCAATGGTTCGGGCGGCGAGTATTCCGTATATGCCACAGATCAAACTTATTATACCGCATGTAATTTCGACCGGAATCTTTACTACGGCGGCTCCGTGGCAACCTTTTTTATTGATGGAGACAAGACGTTTGCTCAGTGGCAGGCGTATTGGCTTTCCAATGGAACAACGGAAACCAGTAAAGTCAATGATTCTGCGTCTAAAGTGCAAAATCCCGGTACTGCAACCGGGTTATATTTAGATATGGACGGGACAAAAGAATGGGTGGGTATCCCGCAGAGTTCCGGCAGCAGTGATCGCCGCGCCCGATATTCCGGTCTTTATTAACCTTTTCCGATTTATCGGGATAGGTTTGAAGTGCTCGTTTACATAAAAATAGCGTCTAACAGGCTTAAAAATAAAGCCCCTCTCCTGCGGGAACAGAAGAAGGGCCGACAGAAATAGCCCCCTCTTTCCCGGTAAAGGGATTGAGGGGGCGTAGGGTTCGTTTATGGCCTATTGATCCGGCGGTAAAAGTCCACAATCTTGTTTAACAGTTCCGAGTGATTCAACTTTTGCCGTCTTAGGGTCAGTTCTTCGGCCTTAAGAAGCTCAAAGTTTTCTTTGGCCTGCTTTGATATGGCCAAATTCCTTTTATCCTCTCTTTTCGTGCATGGTCGTCCTGCGTTCATTATTCACCTGCTTTCCGCCGCTGATATGGCGGCTTGTAATGGTTGTTGTAAATCTTGGCAAGCCATAATTGCTTGATTCAACGATCCATTGACTACACATCCTTGTTTCGTAAGTTCGGAAAGTGCCCAAACCACGGTATCAAGCGATTTCTTGCACGCTTCGAGTAGTTCCGGGGCCGCGGCGATAAGACGGGCATTAGCTAATAATTCATCATGTTCTTGCTTAGTCCATACGCCTGTTTCAGCGATAAAAGCGTTTGTTTTTTCTTCTCGGATAACATAAGATTCACTGTTTCCGTGGTTTACATGTGCGCAAGTCCATTTTCCCTTAGTGTAACTCATTTTTCACCTGCTTTCTTAATTTTATTGATATATGCTTTAACTTTTGGTTCATTCATTTGTTTCCATCCGTCCGGGCCTGCACAATGGATAGATGCGAGTATTTCCATTGTGGCCTTTTTGCCGGTCGTTTTCTGATAATGATTCCCGTACCGTGTCAAGTATGCCTTGACTACCTTTTCGGCCTTCTGCGGGTCTTGTGCTTCGCTATACGGCCAATTAACGCCGAGATAATCAGTTCCATCTTTCCAATATAATTCCCATATTTGAAATTTCCCTATGGCACGTCCAGAATCTCCGACGGCTTGATTATTGCCGGCGGATTCGACTTGGGCAATTAAGGGCAAAAGGGCAAAAATGATCTTATCCATTTTGCCCCCCCTTGATGATCGAAAGCTTGATTCTGTGTAGTTTTTCATGGTATTGTCCAGAAATTCTTTGAAACGCATCATTCAGCAGATCGCCCTTGAAGTTGGTTAACGCCCGGAATTCTGTTTCAGTCCTCCAGACTTCGAGGTTTACAAATTTCCGATTGACTTCATTATTTACTTTTGATAGATTTTCCATGCTCTTTACTCCTTATCAGTAAAGGGTCATGGGGCTGGCGTTTTACGGACGCGCAGCCCCAAAATGATTAGTTATTTTTCCATATCCGAATTGGCATAAGGCAAGCCCACATAAAACTATCCGCAAAATAAGCGATAGTATCTGCGCCACGACTTAGGAAATTTGGGCTAAAATGCAGTACTGCTTTAAGAAAACGCTCAAAATTCCAATAATCAAGAGCAATATTCCCGATAGTTGCGGCGGTTACAATTTCATGTAGTGTATCACAGCGATGCGCCAGCAAAACCGATTCTTCTATTAGGTTTATAACGTCTTCGAGTTTAGGAAAAAACTGGTTTTCTGTCTTTACAAGACAATTCCCCTCAAGTTTATAACAACCCTCTTGATAGTTTCCGTAACCAAAAAACATTGCCCCGCATCGTCCATCCGTCGCTAAAAGTTTTGCCTTACGAACGCAAGCGTAATGCGCGTAAGGGTGGTTTGGATCCCGTCTGTATCTATCTGCGGTTTCTTTTTTGATGATACTGCGTAAAACAGCAAGTGTATTTTTGTCTGGTTCAATAAGAGACAATTTTTCTTCGTTTTTCATTTTTCTATTCCTTATCCTATAGTTTTTAAGTCCAGAGCCGAGATTTTACGGTATCGCGGCCCTAAATTATGGGGTTAAACAAGAAGCTCAACTTTTATCACTATTTTCTTCCGCTAAGCACTGATGGCAAACGCGCCATGGGTCAATTTCGCCACGTCTTACGGCCTCACAAAAAGATTCTTCTGTGTGTCCTTCGGCTGGGGTTAAACCGGAATCTTTTAGCGCGGCGACTGCCCGTAAATAGCCGTGATTTCCAAGCAAATACTGCCGACGCTCCTCTGTTCCGGGGGCACGATAATTATCTTCCCCGCATATTGGGCACGTATTGAACAGGTTTTTTTCTTTTTCTTTTTTCATTTTTACTTCCCTTCTGCCGCATCAATAGCGGCTATAAGAAGTTTTCGACTTTCGCCAAGTTGTACATGGTTTAATTTTGAAGTTGTAATTTCCCTATTATCTATCATAAAATTAAGATTTTGCAGGGTGTATTTACACGCTTCCAGCAGTAACCCGAAGTTATTCCATCGAAGCATCAATTCATCCGAAATGGCTTTCGGGCAGTTAACTTCACAACCGGCTATTATAATTTTCTCGTTCATTTTTTCCCTGCTTTCTGCCTTATAGGCTAAAAGAATTAACAATCAGTTATTCCCCATGTTCCCTTGATTGTTTCAGTTGTTCCACACGGCGGAACAATACCACCGATATAATCATCCTCAATCATATCGGCAATGTGTCGCAGTAAACCGGCCACGGTTGTTTCCGGTGTTTCGTCGGTTACTTCAAAATCAATTAGTACTTTCATTTTTCTACCCTTTTCAAAGTTTTAAGTTTTATTTCATCTACAATCCCGCTCAAAAGTCCCGGTTCATGCCGACACCGGGACGGTTAAAAGAGCGGACTATTTTAAGCTGTCTTGAAATATATTCCAAAACGTAGGATCGAGGGAAATTGATTGTCCGGTGCAGGTTCGACCCCAGAAACTCATACATAACTCGTCGGACTCAATGACAGGTTCGCCAATTTCGCGCAGTTCTTCAAGTAACCATTCATCTGTGATAATCCACCATTCAAATATTTCTTGCGGTTCTTGTTTTGGCTCTTCTTTTGATTTACAGCATTTCGCCGCTTTTGCAATATCTTGAAAACCTCTACCACATTCAGGACACTTAAACTCATAAAAGTTTTCGATTTCGTCGTATTGCAAAACTTCTTTTTCCAGCAACTTTTCCACCAAACAGGACGCCAAAACAACGCTATTTTGTATCCTGTTTTCGATAATCTGTTTTTGTTCTGGAGTTGAATTGCCATAATGTATTTTTTTTGTTTTCATAATCTCTACCTCTTTTCTCTTTTAACCTTGTTTTTTAGTGTTGCTACAATCCCGCTTTGCTTTTGAAAGCCACGGCAGACCGAGCGGGGGAAATCAAACTATTCCACCGTTAATATATTCAGCCAGTTCCGTATAAATATCTGACTTGCGCCATGCACCGTCGCCATAAACAAAAGAATGAGTGCATACCGAATCTGTCAAAGAAAAGATTTTCCCATCCGGGGCAGCCATAGAAATTGCATAGCCGTCATCCTGTATAATACAACCGGCTTTTTCGGCCAGAGCATAAATATTTTGCTTTTTCATTTTTACTCAAATTCTAAGGTTAATATTATCAATCTCACTGTTTAAAGTATAGTAAACCAAAAGCACGAAAGCAAGCAAATAATCAAAATGATTTCAAAACCTGCATTATTAAGCCAAAAAGACGCTATATAACCAAATAAATATGAAAATAATTATCAAAAAAACATGTTGGACACTTGACATATAAAACAATTAAACCATAAACCGCATTATTGAAGCAAAAAAGAAGGCAATAATAGTACAAAACAAGAAAAAGATAAAAACTATGACAGATATGCAACTAAAAGAATTTACCGAAACAATACCCCTAATAAGCATACCTAATCCAATTGTCAAAAAATCAACAAAAGGGATCAAAAACCCACTTAAAAGGCCAAAAAACATCAATTACAATGGTGCGCCACGCAGATTCGAATGTATACCTAAAGATATTGATACAGTAAATAAAATTATCAATGACTTTTGCATCCTTCCAACAGAGGAACAAACAGTATGCGATTTAGCATTAGCGCTAAACATAAGCAGGGTTACATTGTTGGAGTATATAAGACGAGGTGATGACTTATCTTTTGTAATAAAAAGGGGTTATACTTTTTGCGAGCGTAAATACGAGCGTAAATTAAGCTCACAGCAGTACGGAGGTGCTATTTTTGCCCTCAAAAACATGGGTTGGCGTGATATTCAGGAAACAACAGGCGGTGTACAGATCAATATTGTTCCAAAGTGATACTACTATATATGGTGTGCTTGTATGGATTTTATAGCAATAAATCAAAAGCTTTGTTTTAAGCTTAAAAATGCAGGTTGAATGCAACATTATACCCATTATAGGACGTTGATAGAGAAAAGGTGAAATATGAGTGAATGCAGGATATGTGGTAAGGATTGCAATGGACAGACCTGCTCTGGTGCTTGCAGGGCTAAGTTATCACGTGCGCACGCGCACGGTCAAGGCGCACGCGCACAGGCGCACGCAGAAGGCGCACGCCCTGAATTTAGCGTAACAGAGGGCAAACCCGCTCTCCACGATTGCGCAGGTGATGCGATCTCGGTCCCGACCATACCACAGTCCCCCCTTGATAATGGCTATGACGTGGTACTAAGCGACGGCCAGATACTACATCGCACACCTACGGCAATCACAGACCCATTGCTAAGGCAACTATCAAAGCAATATGACATTATTAATAACAGGCAAACATCAGGTATAAATCTATGTTAAAGACGAGCAAAACCCAGAACACAGCCGGATCACGGCAGGGATTGACTTCCCCGCCTGTGCAAAAAAAATATAACTACCCTGATGTTCTAAAAAATACACCCCCCATTTCAATTCCGATATTTTTTGTCTTTAATATATAAAAGGTAAAGTTTACGAGATTGATAATTTAGGAGTACAAACATGAAACAATACGGAAAAATAGCTTTATTCAGCATTTTGACATTGGTAGTTGTTTTTGGGATTATTGCTTACAAGTCGATCCCTTTAAGTGCGGCGAATTGGCCGGCAACAAATACGATTTCGATTCATAAAGCGATGGGGAACGGATTTTCGACGGTAGGCAATGCGTATGCGATTATCTCGCCGGTAGCTAACTGTGATATGTACAATTCATCCGGTGCTGTAGAGACTACATACGCTTCTGCGGCGATAACATTTACCGCAGATGGTCAATATACGGATGAAGCATTGGCTACAATTCCGGCTTTGCCTCAAACAATTACTGATTGGGAGATAACATTTTACGAAAATGCTACTCCGACCGCCGGAGATGCGGCCGTTATTGGGCCTTGCAGACTTGATCCGCATACAGGTCAGACGTTTACTGATACGAATCCTATCAAGTATAACCGTGTCCGGATAACCAATCAGCAGACCGACGCAAAGGATCGACGAGATTAATGGCTGTAACCGTTAAAACAATACAGGCAGAACCTTTTCAATACTCTTTCTTTACGAGTATTGCCCGGTATCCGGGTATGGTCAGTAGTTGGGGCACCGGAAAGACTATGTGGGCATTGATGAAGGGGATATTGTTAAGCCGGTTTTATGAAGAAAATCTTGGATTGGTTGTAAGAAGTAAGTTTACGGATTTACGTGATAGTACAATGAAGGATTTTGAGCGATATACGGGACTTACAATCCCGCAGGGGACGAAAGAAATCGATATTGGAAGCTCAAAAGTCATGTTCCGTCATGCAAAAGAGCTAAGCGGTTTACAAAACGTAAACCTTGGCTGGTTTTTGATTGAGCAGGCGGAAGAGTTTCCGACGGAGGCTCAGTTTGACTTGTTAAGAGGGCGGCTTCGGCGTGAACTGAAAAGAGACTCGGATTATCATATTGACAAAAAAAGCCCGATGTATCAGACATTAGTTAATATGGAAAAGAATCCGCTTCGGCAGGGGATTATTATCGCTAATGCCAAAGGTCATAATTGGGTATGGAAACGGTGGGTTAAGAGTATTCCCGATGGATATGCCGGTTTTCAGGCGACGACATTTGACAACGAGGGGAATTTGCCGAAGGACTTTATTGAAGACTTAAAACGGATGGCGATTGACAGTCCGGTGAAATACGCTCAGTTTGTCCTGAACGACCACAGCGAGGTTGATATTACCGCGTCTTATTATGCGTCGTATATTTCCCAACTAAGAAAGAACGGACATATTACGAAGATTTCGTATGATCATAATACGCCGGTATATACCGCTTGGGATTTAGGATTTGACTGTACTTCAATCTGGTTTTTTCAGATTGTCGGTAACGAAATTCATATTATTGATTATTACGAGAACACCGGAAAACCTATTGACCATTATGTTGATATTATCGTGTCCCGAAAACAGTCCGATAAATATATATACGGAACATTTTATATGCCGCATGACTCAAACAAAAGAGAGATGCAGTCTGGGATTTCTTTATCCAGTGCAATCAGGAATATGGGATATACGGTTGTTGCGCTGGAACGGGAAAAGAATATTGATTTTGGGATTAACCGGGTCATGCAGACGTTGCCCCGATGCTGGTTTGATGAAAAGCGGTGTGAAAACGGATTGGAAGGACTTGAACATTATCGAAGAGAATATGATGAGGACAGGAAAATCTATCTGGAATCGCCACTCCATGATTGGTCAAGTCATCCGGCGGATTGCTTTAGATACCTTACTAAGTCATTGGAAAAAGCTAAGGCTTCAGTTAATTTAACATTGGATGCTTACCGTGAAATGAAGAGGAAATATGCCTAACGAACGGGACAGAAAAAAAGAGTTTGACGAAGCGTACAGTCAGGCATGGTCTGGATTCGGGTCATGGCAATCGTTCGCTCGTGAAGACCTTCGTTCGTTTTTAGGCGACTCACTGACGGAAAAAGAAAAGAATTCGCTTCGGAATCAGAACAGGGATATTCTGTTCCTTCAGTTAATCAGAAGGTATGTCAATTGGATTCATGGATACCAGTGCGATCATAGAATGGCAATTCGGTTTGACCCGATTGAAGGTTCGGATAAACTGACCGCTGCTCAGTTGAATGGATGCCTGAATGTATCCATGTCAAACAGTCTGGGCTATGAGACGATTTCGGATGCGTTCAAACATACATTGAAGGTGGGTCTTTCATTGGTGAACGCGTATAATGATTCTAATTTTGACACCTCGTTAGAATGCCTGTATTATAATCAGTTTTTGTTAGACCCGTGTTTTACCCGGATTGACCTTAAAGATTGTCAGTATGGGATTTTAAGGAAATATGTTTCCGAAAGTGATATAAAACTGATTCTGCCGGATGTCAATGTTGACAAAATTGAAAAAGAATCAAAGACCGGCGATTTATTCCCGAATTATCCATATCCAAATCTGTACGGGAAAAAGTTATTGTCGTATGATGAATTCCATCAGAGAACAACCAAAGAAACAACGGTTATTTTGATTAAGCCGTTGATGAAGGAAATTGAATGGTCGGGCACAAAGAGGCAGCTTGAAGATTTGGTTCCGGCTATCTTGTACCGATATAATTTACAGCCGGAACAAATTAGTACGTTTTCCCGTGTCGACCGAACCGTCGATGTCAGTTGTTTTGTCAATGGACAGGAAGTAAAACATTCGCAAGACCCGTTTGGGATTGGCGATTTTTCGTTTACACCGGTTATCGGAGTCTATGACCCTGAATACGATCAGATGGATATGAAACTTCAGGGTATTGTCCGTCGATTAGTCCCCTTCCAAAAGGTTTCGACAAAGCGTTTGATGGCGATGTTAGCGTGGTTTGACCAGCAGATAGGTTCAGGTCTGGATGTTGAATCGGACGCGTTGGTGGATATGGAGGATGCTTTTAAGGCAGGCCCCGGCCAACCCAGAATTTTCAAAGACGGAGCGATCTCCGGAAATAAATACAGAGAACGTCAGATTGCCGATCTCCCTTCCGGGTTTTTAGCGACGCATCAGATTATCAATGAAATGGCTCCGCAAAGTGTCAGTCTGAATGAGGATATGTTCGGGACTCCCCAGAAGGATACTGAATTATATGGTGTTGTTCAACAGATGCGAATCGGGATGGGACTGATTGGAAACAGAGGACTCTTTGATAATCTAAGTGTTTCCCAGAAGTGTATCGGCCAAAAAATGTTAAAGTTGATCCAGCAATGGCCGCCCGAAAAAGTACAAAGAGTCTTAAACCAGACTCCGGCTCCAGCGTTCTTTACAAAGGATTTCGGGAAATATGATTGTAATGTCTCGGAAGGATTAATGACCAATACACAGAGACAGACAATGTATTCGGAGTTAATCCAGCTAAAGAAGATGGGGGCGGAACTTCAAGACCCTGCTCCGATCCCGTGGAAAATGATTATTAAATATGCTCCTGTTCAGGTTGCGACGGACATGGAAACCGAGATTGCTTCAATCGAACAGAAGAACGCACAATCCCAACAGAGACAACAACAGATTGATATGATTTTACAGCAACTGGCTATTCAGGGTCAGCGGGTTCAGATTGAGAACGTAAAGATGGATACCGCCGAACGACAAAGCCGGATTGCTGAGAATCAGGCAGAGACTGGTTTTGACCGTGCACAGACAATGTCCGAACTGAATAGTCTTGAGATCAAGAATCAGACGACGCTTTTGAAAGCGGCGATTGAACTGGAAAAACTGCGCGTCCGAAAGATGGAAGTGGGAGCGAAAATCATGGATATTAAAAAAGGGAATAATGATGGATAGATTCGGCGATGTTATGACATGGGCGACCGAAGACCTGAACAAGAGACTGATTGATGTAGTGAACTCCAAATCGTCCAGACGTGAACCTTATTTTATTCTGATTATTACCAAAGACGGGTACATGGGTCAGTCGTCGGGAAATTCCCGAAAAAAGATTCCGACAAAAACCGTGGATATGTCCAAAAGCAAAGTTGTCAGTAACCGGATTATGATTTTGGAACCAAATCAGTTACCGAAAGTTCCGATGCTGGGAACATCTTTATTCCGAGTAGATAACCGGACGGGCGAGGTAAAATGTGTCTATGTGCTTCCTTTGGATAAGCCTCAGTTTGGAAATTTTGAGATTACCGGAGAAAGTGAATTGGTTGCGAAAAGTGCACAGGGAATGCCAATCGTTTATAATTGAGGAACTATGACTTCCGAACAGCGTGAAAAACTTGAAAAAATCGGGCATGAGATACACCGTATCTTTCCGGATGAGTTTGGCAAAGTTACATTTTCGTTTAACCTGAAACCTGACCGAAAAGATGTCAATGTCAATATTGGAACCGAATTCAGTACGATTTTGAAGTCGTTACAAAAGTAGTTCTTTATAATTAAATAATTTTACAGGACACCCTGAAAAACAGGCCCCTGATGTACAGAGATTGGTTCTTTGTGCGCAGGGGCTTTTTTTGTACCCTTAAAAAAAGGAATAGATTATGGAAAACGATGTAAACAATGTTCCGGTCATCACGGAACAAACCGATGCACCGGCTCAGGATGTGCAAGGCGTAAGTCAGTCCGCCACTGACACAGGCGTATCCCAGCCCGCCACTGGAGTAGAAAATCCTGCTGGCGTTCAGCAGGTGAAGCAGGAACAGTCTGTTCCGTACGACCGGTTCAAAGAGGTCAACGAGAAGGCCAAGCTTTACGAACAGCAAAATTCATTATTGATGCAGCAACTTCAAATACGTCAGCAGCAGACAGTCCAGAAGCAGGAGCCTGTTTTTAAGCAGGTCTGTAAAGAACTCGGCTACACGGACGATTATCTGACACAGGATCAGATTGCTCATGCGAACGAAGTTGTGTTTGAGAAAATGAATGAACAACAGACGCTTAAAAATTACGTGGCTTCAAAGCCCGATTATACGTCGGTTGTCGGCTCCGTAAATCCTTTGACCGGCCAACTGGAACTGGCGGCTCCGCTTCAACGTCAAATGGCAGCAAATCCAACAATCGCGGCGGCCATCCTTAGAAGCCCGGACAGGGCGATTCTGGCTTATGAATTCGCATCCAAAGACCCGGATTATCAGAGGTCTTTACAGCAGACAACCGTAACAAAAGCGGCACAGCAGGCAGCGCAATCGTTGCAGACGCGTCAAATGTCCATCAGTTCCGTATCGGGACAGGGAACATTAGACAAAGCGGCTCAGATACGGTCTATGTCGGATGATGAATTCGAAAAATATAAGCAGGAAATTATGAGCAGGCCGTAGCAGAAAGGAAATTTATGAGCGACAATTTAACTACCACCACAGAAGTCTCACCGGCAGTGGGAATCGTTTACCAGCGAACCCTGCTCCAGCCAAACTTTCCTCAGTATGTTCACACCCGTTTTGCGGAAAAATACGCGCTTCCATCTAAAAGCGGTACAACGCTTAAAATGAGGCGGTATTCCCGGTACTCGGCGGCAACGACTCCTTTGACCGAGGGGATCACCCCGACCGGACACAAGCAAAGCAAGGTTGATTTAACGGCTACCGTAAGTCAGTACGGTGATTATGCCATTATCACAGATGTCGTCGATCTGACGGTTGAAGACAAGAATATCGTGATTGAGGTTGATCGTCAAGCTGACCAGATGCGAAACACCGAAGATGTTTTGACACGGGATGTGTTGGCTAATGGCGCTTCTTCGATTACCTGTTCTAATGGAAGTCCGACGGCAACGATGATCAATGCGACTGACATTGAGACAGCAAGACTGACGCTTCGCGCAGCGAATGCAGCGTATATGACTACCATGATTAAGGCGGGAACCGGACAGGGAACCTCTCCGATCCGGCAATCGTACTGGGGTATTGCGCATGCTTCCAATGAGACAAATCTGTCGAATGTCTCTGGGTTTAAGCATGTAACTAATTACGCCAACGGCGGAGCGACCGATGCCGAAGAGTTCGGGTCAACCAATGGTGTTCGATGGTTGACATCGACTCAGGGGTATTACAGTTCCACGAACTACTACAACATGATTATCGCAAAAGAAGCGTATGGGATTATCAATCTGGACGGCGGAAGCGCAAAATCTATCGTCAAAACCGCGTCTGGGATGGATGACCCTCTTGACCAGCGTAAAGCGACCGTTGGCTGGAAAATGTGGCAAGTCGCCAGAATCCTTAACGATGCTAATTTAATCGTTTTGATTAGCACATTGTCATAGAAAGGGAAAAATTATGAAAGTAGTTAGCGGAACTTTTATTGCGTCTGGGTCTGCGACCAATGTTGAATGCGGGTTTGAGCCGGATTATGTAGAACTTTATTCTGCGTTAAGCGGAACGGAACTCGGATTCAAATTCTTCAAATGTCTGGCAGACGCCGCGACCAGCGGTCAGTATGGTATTGCGATTGCCAATGCCGGAGATGTCTCTGTTTGTGCATCCGCTGCGGCGGGTATTGCAACTTACAACACGGCGGCAAATAAAGTGCTGATTGAATCGCCCGTGATCGGAACCGGAAAAGTGGCAGTTTCTGTAACTGACTGGACATCCAGTGTATCCACGGCGGCAACTGCCCGAAGCACAACTGCAATTGGTACGGTTGTTCGACCGACGACTCATAATGGAAGAGTCTATGAATGTACCACCGCGGGCACATCCAGCGGGACGGAGCCGACAACGTGGACAACGACCGTTGGCGGAACTGTTACGGATAACGATGTCGTCTTTACCTGCCGCGAAGAAGAAACGATTCGTGAAGGCTGTCAGGGTTTCACCGTTGGGGCAGATATTGCAACTGACAGCGAAATCTGGGTCTTTAAGGCTGAAAAACATGATATGACGGGCAACCTCGGCGATGCTGATGCAACAAACCCGGTAAGATTCTAAACTAAAACAGGGGAGTCTTCGGACTCCCCGTACTTTTCAACAGGAGATATTCATGGAAACAGTAGCTAATACTCTGTCAGACCAATTGGAGTCAATGGACAAAGAGGCGTTAATTACGCTGGCAAAAGAGACATACAACCTTGATATTGATCGTCGGCTTTCGGAAATGTCAATCCGGAAAGAACTGCTGCATCAGGACACGGAAATCAAACGGCAGGCGCGGGCAATGACGGAACAATCCGCCAATTCCGTTGCTACGGATTCCGATCCGCTGGTAACAATCGTGTTTATGCCGCTGGATTTTCCGAACGCACCGCTTGATTTCAGTTATGACAGTGGACGCGGAGTTGTCGGAGCCTCGGCGACTCCTAATGAACGGGAAAAGGCGATTAAACGAGGCGCACTTCCGACTCTGCCGAGATACCAGTTATTTCCCGGCCAGACCTATGAGCTTCCGATGAGTGTCGTAAAACACCTGAAATCAAAAACGTTCAGGGATTCGCAACCCATCATAGATACTCAGACGGGGATGATTGCGGGAAATAAGCCGATTATCAAGCCGAGATTTTCCGCTGACATCCAATTGACTGACGACCAGTATCGTAAAGTTGGAAAACCAAACACCTTATAGGAGTAACCTATGAAAACTGTATCGTTTAATGAATGCGATTCACCGGATGAAGTCTGTAAATTGTTCAATCGTGTATTTGCAGACCTCGAACTTTTGAATGTAAAACTTATTCAAGTGGAGAAAAAAATGGACGCTAAACCGGAAAAAAAAGTGAAATCAAAAAAATCCGGATTTGCACGTCTTGGCGTATTGCTGGCCGTTGTTATGGTTTTTTCAATCGGTGCGTGTGCTGAATTATGGCCGATTACGTATGATAACTGTTCGAACCCTGAAAGTCTGACCGTTCTTCTGCAAAACCGGCTTGGGATTACCGGAAGTACCTATACCTTCGGTAACGGACTGACGATTGACAACGCAACGAACAATGTCTTTGAATGGAACGAGAACTCTGAAGACCTGTTATGGACGTTTGGAACGAACCTTCTTTCGTTGACCAGTACGACTGGAGTTGTAAAAGTCAATTTTGGTGCGGTTGTTCCGGCAGGAAACCAGTTTCTTATGAATCCCGTAGCGGACAAAGTCGGGTCTGTCGAAGGAACCCTTTATTATGACAGCGATGACGATAATTTGTACCTGACTACCACGGCGGGTCAGGTTGATTTGACCGCCGCCGCAGGCTCGATTACGGATTTCGACACGGCTTATAACGGCGGAAGTACGGTCGATGTGGATACTGATGCGATAACCTTAACTGTCAGCGATACGGATAATAATCTGGCCTTGATTATGGCACAGAACGACACCACGAATAATCCGAATGTAGTCCAGATTACTAATGCCGGAACGGGGATTGGTCTGGATATTGACGGTCAGGCGGCAGGCAGGGACATCGAAGGAACCGGGGCAACATGGTATGTAACGGGCGCAGGCGAGGGTACTTTTTCAAGCGTGTCGTCTGTATTTACATCGACCGGAAATTTCACTCTTGAATCCGCCGAAACTATTGGAAACGCAACAAATAGTGAAATTGCATTCACTGAAAATTCCGGTGAAGATTTTATTTTCGATATGGATGCAGGAACGAACGCCATCGGACTCAAAAGTTCAACAGGCGTTGATGAGTTAGCAATGGGTGCAGTTGATGATTTGACCGGAGTCGGGACAATTGTTTTTGATGCGGCAGCCTCAACAATTACATTGGCGTCTGATGGTGTAGCTCAAGACCTTACGTTATCCGTAACCGGAGCTCAGAATTCAAGTCTGGTTTTGGTCTCTTCTGGAACCGGTGCCGATGCACTGACAGTTTCAACGTCGGCTGGCGGTATGGATGTTACCGTTGCAGGGGCCGCAGCAGGTGAAGATTTGGATTTACTGTCGAATACGTCTATTAATCTGACAGCTAACGAAGCCGCTATGGACGATGCGATTGTAATTGCAACCGGTGGTGCCGGAAGTGGCATGCAGATTACCTCTCTGGCAGATATTGACATTACGACTACAGGTGCAGCCGGTGAAGATATTTCTTTGACGAACACCGGTGGGTCTATCAATTTAACGGCAACCGAAAGTGCGGTGGATTCAATCGTGATTTCATCGTCTGTCGGCGGTATTGATATTACCGCTGCGGGCGGTGCCGCGACTGAGGATATTGATATTCTGGCAACGTCCAGTTCAATCAATATCGATGCTGGCGAAAACGCGGCCAGTGCGATTACCCTAACAACCGGAGCAGGCGCAACAGGCGGAACATCTGAAACCATCGTGATTACCAACACGGATGGTACAAGTGCAAATGCCATCACTGTTAATGCCGCAGCAGGCGGTATCAATGTTGATGCACTGGATGATATTGACTTGACTGTAACAGCAGGCGGGGCAGGCGAAGATTTGCTTTTGACTGCAACTGGCGCTCAGGATACGGCGATTACTCTTACCTCGTCCGGTACAGGCGATGATGCGATTGGTTTGGTTACGACCGCAGGCGGTATCAATATCAATATGTCCGGCGGTGCAGCGGGTGAGGATTTTGAAATCACTACCGCTACGTCGATTGATTTTTCATCCAGTGAGGCGGCAGCCGATCAGTTCAAGATGGATGCGACTGGAACTGTTGCCGGGAATGCGATTAACCTCGAAACAACGGATGGCGGTATTGTGTTTACCGCAGATGGCGCAGCTAACGGCGATATTACCATTGATGCCGAAGATGTTATCAGTCTTACATCCGCGAACGCAGCAGGTATTCTTGCTTCAACAAACGCCAAGACACTTCGATATGAAACCTTCGGAATCAGTCAGGGTGTAACTGCGGCAAGTGAAGTGATTGTCGGAAACGGCGGTCAGGGTTTGATTTGTACTTCATTGGATGCCGGTGTAAACGAAGCAGGCGCAACAACGGGATATGCAACTGTCGGCGATGATGAAGATATTTTGATTTTCTGGGTTCCGCTTCCTGATACATGGGTTGATACAGGTACTCAGACTGATCTGGTACTTCAATTCTATATCTCCGAACAGGCGGCTGAAGAGTGCAATATGGATGTCAGGATTTTCGAGTTCAATAACACCACGCCGATTCTTTCCGATACACTGTTGGTTGCGAACGGGGCGGGCGCAGGATGGGTTAATCTTGTAACGAACGCCACGGGTATCGGGAACGATGCAGATGTTGATGCAGACGACAACGGGTATATTGTTGAAGTTACGGCTACCGCAGATACGGATGATTTTCGTATTTACGGCGCACGATGGAAATACCGCGTTGGATTGCAGGCAACTCAATAACGTTTAACAGATGGGCGGGCTAATTACCCGCCCATTTTTCTAAAGGTTTTATATGAGCTTAACATGGACACGTTCTGAAATACGGTCGAAATTCAGGGAATTGACCAAAAATCCCGATACCAGCCAGATTTCAGATTCAGATATTAACGATAAGATTAACGACTTTTACCGGAATAAGTTTCCTTTTGATATTAAGTCAATCCTTCTGAAAGGAACATATCCCGTCTCGTTATCTCCGACGGATTCAGGAAGGTATTCAGTCGATGCGTCGATCCTTAAAATCCAGCCGACAGAGAACGACCCGTTAAAACTGAACGGACAGGATGTTGAGTTTACGCAGGACAGGCAGAAATTCTTTGACGCTTACCCGAAAGATACCGGTTCAGCATTTGTTATCAGCGATTCCGGTGTGGTTTTAGCGATTGGTTCAGATACGACCAAAGTCGCTAATTCCGCTTTCTATTACGAGATTGGCGGTTATTCCTATTATAAGGCTGCAACCGAAACATCGTTGTCTGGAAGTACGATTCCGCAAAGTAAGTACGGGGCATGGCGACTTGAAATAAATGCGGATGGAACAATCTCGATTGAGGCGGCCTCGGCGAATTCGACAGGATATACCACTCCGGCTAAAGCCATTGAAGGGATTGCCGATGAAAGTTCAACAAAAGCGGCGATGGGATATGTTACCGTGATTAATACATCCGGTACATTTATCCCCGGCACAACCGGACTGGATGCCGTAGGCGTTACCGATACCTATACTGATGGATGGAATAGTACCCGAAACCGGCCTGAAATGATTTTGTTGTATGATAATTATTTATACGCAGGCCCAAAACCGGATGACTGGTATGAATTGGTTATTCCATATTTGAAACGACCGGACGAATTATCTTCGGACAGTTCTGTTCCGTTGGATGTTCAATGGGGAATGGCGATTGCTTATGGTACATCGATTGAACATTATGTTCAGGAAAGCGATGATGAAAAAATATCATTATTAGCTCCCGTCTATTCACTGCTTATCAGTGATATTAACAAGAAATACAGTTCACAGCAAGGCATAACCCGCCGGGTAAAGGCGTCTTTTTAAGGGGTATAACATGGCCGGAGACGGAAATTGGAATAAACTGTTACCCGTGGCGGGTGAAAAGGCAAGACTCGTCAGTGGAATTATGCGGGACAATAATAGCGGCATCGAAACCGCGATGAACGCTGAGCATATCTTTAACGGGACAACTGCCGCTACGCAAACAGGGGCGCACCGACAGGGTTCGGCAAGGGCGTTTTTTCAAGACTCCGCCCCGGCGACTGCGGTTGACGGCTCTGCGTTTGCCTCAACGGATTTAGGGTCTTTGTGGTTTGATACCAATAGTTCACCGGACAATATTTTGTATGTCTTGACTGCCACGACTCCAACGTGGACTCCGGTCTCAACAGAGATCATTGCAACGTTACTTGCCTCAGCAAGAGTGTTTGGAAGCACGTTAGGCGTTGCCAGCGATTTTGCCGTTAATACAGATAAACTTACCGTCGATGCCGCTACCGGAAATACTCTTATCGCCGGAACATTAGACGTTACCGGAAACTTAGACCCGACTTCATTTGAAGCAACGAATGGCGGATTTATCGACGAAGATTCAATGGCGACTGACAGTGCAACCAAAGTCCCGTCTCAGCAAAGCGTTAAGGCGTATGTGGACAACCAGATTGACGCTACTGTCGGATCAGGAACTACAAGTCCGTTGGCTATGACAGGGTCGAATGATTCTATTGGAGAGATTACACTTCCTAATGGTTTCATTATGAAATGGGGCAAAAAAACAATTACAGGAACCGATGGCACAATAACATTTACAACGGAAGGGTTGTCGGCATTTCCCAATGCTTGTTTTCAGGTTATTGTTTGTGGCGGAAATTCATCGAGCGGAACAACACAGACGATTCAGTCACACACTCCAACGGCTACGAGCTTTAAATGGCATACTGGAAACGGGGCGGATTTAACTCCGGCAAGATGGTTTGCGATAGGATACTAAATGAGTTATAAACCACTTCCAATTTTTGATTTCAGGACGGGATTGTACCTTGCCAAAGAGGCATGGCTCAATCCAGCGGATGCGTTCTATGAATTGGAAAACTGCTATCTGGAGCGGGGTGTTCTCAAAAAACGAAAAGGGTATCTCCAGTACGGACGGATGGTAACATCGGATACGGACAAAATAAGCATCACAACGTTTGCTACATCCGCAGGCGGCGCAAAAACCCAGATTACGACATCGTTTGCGCATGGATATACAACCGGAAACACGGTAACAATCGAAGGATGCGTTAGTTCTCCCTATAACGCCGATCATGTAATAGAAAGTGCAGCGGGTTCAACATTTGTAATTCCCATAGCCTATGTCGCCGAGGCGGGTGCGTATTCAAAGACAGTCAGACTTCAACAAAGTTACGCAACCAGCGAAATTATGGGACTTTTGCCGTATGTCAATGGAACCGTAACTTCACTGCTGGCAATGAATCGCACCCGAATAAATAAATATAATACAACAACATCGGTGTTTGATGATCTAACCGTTCGAAGGGTCGGGTATAAGACGGGGGCTGTTGTTCTTCCAGTCGCTGGCGAAGTCTTAACACAGGGAGGGGTTACGTCTTATATAACAAATGTATCAGTAGATAATGGTACATGGGCGGGTGGGGATGCTTCGGGAGAATTATATATTCATACCAAGACCGGTGGTAATTTTTCCGCAGGCGCATCAACACTTTCCGGAGGCGGGACGTGTACTCTTTTGGCCGCAGATTCCATCTATGAGAATACCGGCGACGATAGTCAGTTTTTCTGGATATGTAACTGGCAGGATGTCGCCTATTTTGTGAATGGAAAAGACCAGATACGAACCTATGATGGAACAGTGCAGGGAAATCTTGTCGTTGATCTGGATGTTCTGGGTGGGCCGGATAATGATGTAGCGACGACTTTGATTATTGTTGTTTACAAAAACAGATTGATGCTGTTAAGTCCAACCGTAGATGGAACCATTCAACGGCAGCGGGCTATGTGGAGCGAGATTAATCTGCCCCGTCAGTGGCAGGCCGCTAATTATATTGACTGCCCAACGACAGATTCGATTGTTACCGCAGGTTTTATCGGAGAGGATTTGGTCGTTCTCTTTACTGCGTCAACGTGGAAATTGATCTATACCGGAGATACAACAATTCCGTTCCGGTGGGAAAAACTTAAAAGCGATTATGGAGCGACGGCAACCTATTCATTGACGGAATACTCAAAGGAATTCTGGTCGATCAGCAATACACGGTTAATCTCGTGTGATTCACATGAAGTTTTTCCAATAGACGAAAAGATTCCCGATTTAATGCTGTCGTTTAATCAATCACAGATTCAGTATTGTTATGGATTGGATTTGGCTGAAATACGACAGAACTGGTTATCCTATGTATCATCGGAAGCATCTGATTCAAAACCGGATAAAGTGGTTGCGATTAATTACGACGAAATGAACTGGTCAACACAGACACTTCCGGTTCACTGTATGGGTTCATACTCAGAGGTCAGCGACCCGACCTTTGACGGAATTGGTCTGTTTTTCGGCGACAATGATATGGCGTTGGATGATATTGATGTCGCCTTGGATGATATTTCGTTACAGGCCGGATACCCGTTAAACCTGATGGGGTGCAGGACGGGATATATTTACCGTTTGAATTACGGCGGAAACGATGCTGGGTCTGATATTCCGTTCAGTGTGATTACAGGATGGTGGAATCCATACACAGAACAGGGAAAACGCGCCGATCTGGGATATATTGATTTCTTCGTAACTTCATTGACAGGCGCAACTTGCGATATTTCTCTGTTTATTAATCATCAGGCATCGGCGTATGCAACCCGAACATTGAAATTCGACGCGACATCCAGTGAGGGAACAAAAACCCGGTACCGGATCAAAGTCGGAACAATCGCTGATTTTCATCGAATCCAGATTAGCCATACAGAATCGAATCAGTCGATAGAGATTCATGCAATAGTTCCTTACTTTCGTCCGGCGGGAGTATTGTATGGATAAACTGAATATCAAAACAGCCTATCGTGAACCGCCTGTCGAAGTCTATAAGGCTCCTATCGACAAGAACGGACTGGATGCAGCCATTAAACAGATTCTGTATGGAATTGAGGATGATTTCTCGAAAATATCCGAACGGATTAACTGGTTATTAAATTTCTGTAACGGCGGATCAGTCGGAACTGCATCAAGAGTTCCGTATTTTGACTCATCTGGAAATCTAACTTCTGATTCTTCAATGACTTACAGCACGTCCACGGGATTGTTACTGACGACTCCCGTTCAGTCTACGACCTTTACCGGAACAAAAGTGAAATTGACAGTCGAAGGCGGGATCGCTGTAAAGCTTACCAATAAGACTGGAGCGGTTACGGTGAAAGGCGAGATTGTCCGACCTGATTCCGCAACGGACAGTGGGGTTGTCAAGATTGTTGTCGATATACCCAGCCCTATTGGTGTCTTTTATGAATCAGGGATCGCCGCTGACGCAGAGACATGGGTGGTTATATCAGGAATTGCGGATGTTTATTTTACCGGGAATACGACGCGGGGTTATCTGGCCAGAGGGTTTATTACCTCGGATGGGGCCGGATATGTTACGGGTCAGGCGTTAGCGGAAGCGTATCCTTCTTCGCCGCATGATACGGATAAACATTTTTACGAGATCGGACACGTTCTTGAATCCAGAGTTGGAGCAGGACTGGCAAAATGTGTTCTTCATTTTAATTGATATGATAGCAAAACTATTTAATGAGAATATTGAAAAACTAAGACCGGTTGCTCAGACATGGGTTTCGGCGACTCAGGAGAATGAGTTTGGATTGACAGTCAATGTTGATTCTCACTTGGCCGATCTTGAAAAACTGACAGAGAATATCAGTTCAACACTGATTGCTTTATATGAAAAAGAAGTTCCGGTCGGGTATCTCGGATTGAAAATTTTCACGAATCCGCTGGGACGTGAAAAAATCGCATCGGAACATTACTGGTATGTTCTTCCGGAAAAGCGGACAACCGGAAGTATTAAGTTGCTCAGGACAGCGAAGATGTGGGCGAAATTAAACGGGTGTTCGCAGATTATTTTCAACGCCAGCCGACTCGCCAGCGGAATGCACGATAAAGTTTGTGCATTTTATGAAAAACTCGGCTGTAAAAAATTTGAAACCAGTTACATTCAGGAGATATAATCATGGGATGTTTCAGCATGGGCGGGACGGATGTTAAACAGAAATCGACCTTGACGGAAGGGCAGCAAAAACTGCTGGATCAGTTGACGGGAATTCTCGGCGGTCAGGTTGGTCAGGGTGTTCAGTCTTATCCCGGAAATACCGTCGCAGGGGTTAGCCCGTTACAGCAGCAGGGAATGGGGGCAGTTTCAGGCGGGCTTACTGGTTTTCAGAATTTCATGGGTGGGTATAATCCGAATGCAGGACAGACCTATTTGAATCAGGCGCAACCAGCGTTAAATACGATGCTGGCTGATTATGACCCGTCTGCGGCGAAAGACTATTGGAATCAGACGTTTGTCAATCCGTCGATGCAAAACTGGCAGGAGAATATACTACCGGGGGTTAAAGAGCAATTCGCCTCGGCTAACGCCGCTGACAGCGGGATGATGAACAGGGCGATTGCGCAAAGCGGACGAAATTTGTCAACCGATTTGAATGCACAACTGGCGAATATTCTTTATTCCGGAAGCGAGGCGCAAAAATCACGTCAGCAGACGGGAATCAATCAGGCGATGGATTTTGCACAGATGCCGGGGGCTTTCGCTCAGCAATACGGCCAGCTACAGGGGTTGGGAAGTGATTTGGCGACACAGGCGGTAAATACCGGCGGAATCCAGCAGCAGTATGAACAGAACAAACTGAATGAAGCCTTGCAGAAATGGCAGCAGTCTCAGCCCTATAATAATCCGTGGCTCCAGAATTATCTTGCCCCGGCCTTAGGTACGCCTGCGTTTGAAAATGTGGCCATGCAGCAGCCGATGGGGCTTGGCAGTTCCGCACTGTTAGGCGGTATTAGTGCGGCTGGAAATTATTTTGGAATGAAAGCACCACGATAAGGAGTTTAATATGCAGTATATACCCGCAGATAATACAGCTTCACTATTGCTGATAGACGCATTAGGAAATCTTGGCTCAGGTCTTGGAAAAAGAGCAGGTTACAATGAAGCGTTAAAAAAACTGAAACAGGATACCGCCGATCAGGGCCGGGATGTCCAGTCATTTCTGGATTATATCAATCAGTCAAATGCTTATCCCCAGAATCTGGCGCAGGCTCAATACGACAGAGAGAATCAGCAGGCGATGAATAGTGCGTTCCTGCCGAATCCATTTCGTCCGGGGGTTGCTCCGATGTTTCCGCCTCAGTCGCTGACTCCTTTGCCGAAAGAGCCGGTGATGCCTCAGTTCAAGACACCGTTTGGGGCGCAATTGGCGGGACAATATGCTTTGCAGGGGGTCAAGAATCCAACATCCTCGGATGAACTTTTGGCGAAATTAGTTCAGGATAAAGTGTCGGGAAAAGGGACTCAGCAGACGGATGAGGCGATAAAGCTTCTTTCACGGAGAAATCAATATCAGCAGGCATTGAAATTAGCGATGTACCAGACGGAAGATGGTGAATTCCGGTGGGGATACCACGATCCTGTTACGGGAGGACTTGTTGAGGACTTACGCAAGGCAAATCCAAAAGAGATTACCTCTTCTTCGATAGAATTACTGGATTTAAATAAGGCTGCAAAACAGGCGGAAGTCGAAAAGAAAGAAGCAGAGGTCGAAATGATTCCTCTGGAAAAACAGAAAAAACAGCTTGAGGTTGAGAGTCTTTCTTTACACAATGAATTTCAAAAGGAAACCGATCCTGTTAAAAAAGAAATTATTGGTCAACAACTCGAAGAGAAAAAAGTCCGGATTGAACAGATTAAAGCACAAACGGAAAGAACTCAAAAGCTGATTGAGAAAATGGAAGGGTCTGACCAATACAAGGCGGACATAGCAAAAGGGATAGAGGCATTTGACATGAATGAAGACCCACATAATATCGCACGTCAGGTGTCCAGTAAATATCCTGAAAAATCTGCCGAGATCAACAGGATATTTTTATCTGAGGAACCGCGAACTGCTATTGAAGCGATGATACGTCAGGGTATGAAAGAAAATACACCCCCTCGACCGAAAACATTTGAAGTAGAGAAAGAAAAATTACTTGATCCCGGAACAGCCCAGAAGATTTTAGACGAAGCAGGCGGAGATAGGGAAAAGGCAAGAGTGATTGCAAAAGAACGGGGATATAAACTCTAATGCCGGATATTTTCGATACAATAGAACCAACACGAAAGCCGGATATTTTCGATACAATAGAACCAACACGTAGAGATATGTTTGATTCTATTGAAACCGAAAAGCCACAGACTCCTTTTGAAAATCCTTTTGGATCTATTGGGGCTACA